TTTTGGCCACAGGCCCGATACACCGGCTCTTCACCAAAGCTATGGTCTAACAGTTCAATCCAGCGGCCATCGCCCCGGTCCATTCGCTCCAGCACCTTCCTTTCCATCGTCGTACAACCCGCAGCGTGCGGCAAAGCGCCCCCCATTCTGCCGTGCCTCGGGGAATCCAAGGCTGCATTCGTTGCCGCGTGGTAGCCAATGGATGCAAGACCAACACTTAGCCTTCCCATGAAATTCGGATTCAATTTCTTCAATTGGTTGGTTTTTGCGTAGTGCCAGATAGTGGTATTGCGCACGGATGTACGCCTCTCGCACGTCTGGCGTACAGAGGTCAATAATTGTTTCAGCGCGGCCTGGCAGGCGAATTTTGGCCCGCCAGTTGTCAGACAACCTCAAGCGTTCAACAATTACCCTGCCGCTGTAGAGAACGATCATTCGCTTTCTCCATATGCAGGCTCGTGGTACAGCCGCTCCAGTTGCATGGATAACGGCTCTAGTGGCTCAATAAATTGCTCCATAATTGCGGCCACTTGCGGATCAGTTGGATCTTGAACAACGTACAGGTAGTCATACCCGTAATGTTTGATCGCAACAAACCCAACCCTTGGACTAGACAGCAGAAAACGCACAGCGCAGTTTTCGAGCCAATTCAAAAATGGGGCGCTCATGGTTCCAGCCTGGCAATAAGACGGTCGAGGTACCAACGCGCTTTTTTCGCGTCCTGAGAAGCGTTGCCCTTGAGCCACAACCTCAGCACATATTTCAACACCTGCCCTTGCAAATAGCCACCCGCAGGGAACGGAGCATCAGCAATGGCGCCTTCGATCACGTCAATTGCTTCCACCGCGCCAGCCGTGTAATGCGCTGGATGGTTGACCAGATCAGTCATTGGCCTCCAATTCCAGCCTGATGGCAGCCTGGAAATAACCAGCGATTTTCATGCGGGCAAACACAGTGCCGCCATCTGCGGTGGTTTTATCTTCAACCCGTGCGTACTGATACCGCGCTTCCTCAAGGGCAGCCATGGTTTCAATGTTCAGAGTGTCTAGCTCTGCGTTGCTGAGGGTTTTGATGTCCTCAAGCAGGAAGTTGCGACCAAGAAGATAGGACTTAAAAAACGGTTCATTCATGTTGATTGCCTAGGTGCTCCGCGTTTAGGTGAGTCTTCGAGTTCAGCCGCCATTTCAGCAGCAGCTCGGAGCAGTGTACTCAATGGAATGGGTTTCGATTTACGGCCAGTGGCAATGCGCAGGGCCATGCGATAGCCGTGCGATGCGTTGCCGTTACCAAAATCTCTGGCGGCAGCAGCCTCCTCTTGAGTGACGCGGATTTGCACTGATAGATTGCGCCGACGCCTCGATACTGGTCCTACAGCCATTTGCCTAGTAGGTATTGACGGCAGACTTCGATTGCCTGCTGCGCGTGTTTTTCGATCAGTACGGACTTGGTTTTGCCCATGGCAAGGCATACAGCGTCGTACAGTTCCTGGTAGTCAGTGTCTCGGAAGTTAACCGCAATGTCGGCAGCGTATTCCTGCCAAAGGCCAGTGTAGGTGCCACAAGTGCGGCCACTGCGCTCATACAGCGCTTCCATGGTGGCGTGGCGTTGGTTGTCGAGTTGGAACTGTTTCATTTGATGATGTCGTAAAGATTGCGGCATTCCTGCCACGCTATCGAGTTTTCATGCAGTTGACTCATACGAACGTGTATCAACGCTTTGAGATGCTCTCGTTCGTGCTCACGACCGGCCTTAAAAAGCCCTGCGTCACTTACCAGTGCTTGCAAACGGCGTAATGTTTCAATCATTTGGGTTCAATCACAGCATCGGGCCAGCGGTTTTGAGCGTAGGTGATCGCAGCAGCTTTGCTTTCGGCACGCATGGTCATGGTCATGGGCATTGAGCCGGACTTGTAGACGATCAAGGTGTAGAGCTTGGTGCGTGCCTTGGGTACGGGACGGCTGATGCCATCGCCGTAGCGAGCGTGATCATCTTCGCGCCACAGGAGCAGCGCACCTTGGATGTTAGACATTGGGAAGTTTTACTTGATGGTGGTCAGTAGGTGTGAGCCATTCAATCTGGTTCCAGTAGGGCAGCCATTCCTCGGTGGCAATGGCTTTGGCTTCTAGCCAACTGGTGGCCTTGATGCACTCGTAAACGTTGGCGTCACGAATGCGGAAGTAGTAGTTGCGAAGGGTCATGGCTTGAGCACCTGCTGGCAGACGGGTTCGCCTTGAGCGGTAAGCACGGTTTGTTCACGGCCACCGCTGACGCCTGCTGCGTAGACCGCAAACATCAGGACAATGACGGCAAGGCGGTTGACAAAAGGATTGTTGATCATTGGATTGGATTTGATTGGATGCAGGAGGCTTGCCCCTGTCCCGGTACTATACACCGCAGACGGTGCGCATCAAGGATAGTTTACAAATCTTTACCATCCGTCCAGTCCAGGTTATCCGCGCCCCACCGGATGCGGTTACAGGCAGCAAGTATTTCGCGCTGATCGAGTGCCTCTACGTGTTCCGCTTTAAGCGTCAGAGGCGCACGTAGGACTGGTTTGCCGCTTGCACCGCCCCACCCAACTGCATACGTCGGCACCTCAAGCTCGACCGTAAACCACCGCGTGTTGCAGTCACTGCATACCCGCTTGCGAATCACCTGATCTGATCGCTCGCTGTTCGTCACTGGCGTGCGGTGGTTCTTGCTACCGCAATTCGGGCAATTCATTGGGCATTATGGGGGTTGTTTGCCCCGTAGAAGTGGAACAATTCGGGCAGTGGATGATTCCAAGGGTTGCAACCGAGGATCAACTAAAAATTGAGGTAATGGCCCGGCGCCTTGAGATCACCCAAAACGTCGGACCACTTGCGGCAACGCTTTACCGCTCTTGGAATCTTCAACAGGCATTGCTCCAGCAGGCGACCAATGAGATCGCACGACTGGAGCTGCTGCTAATCCGTAACAACTAAACCACCCGCGTAATCGGTAAGCGGTCTGCGCCTGCGTCCTTCAACCTGACGATGCACGGACTCCTGGCGAATTGCCGCATCCTGTGCATCAGCAAGGTTATACATCGACGCCGGGTAAGCGCGAGAAAGTCCTTGGTACGTCAACTCACGAATGAGTGCCGAAGGGCGCAAACCCTTTTCCTCAGCAAGTGCGTCGAGTAACGCCGAGCGTGATGGGTCGAGTAAGACCTGGAAGTAGCGCTTCTGTCCGTGGATCATTGCAACGCTGTGGTTGTGCTACAGCGTAGCACGTCACCATGTAATTGAATCATCCGTGTGCTTTCGCCAGGCACCGCTCTGCGCTTTTCTACTAGAACGGCGTTGCTGACTGCATCCGCTACGAACCTCACGTGCGAATTGCAAAAACTGCGCCGCACGTTGTAGGTCACCAACAGACGCACGGCGTATTTCCGCAGCCAGCCAATCCATAACGATCTGCCGTCCAGTCCTTGGCACTATGTCATTTCGCTGTATTCCAAGTCTTACCTGAATTTGCCTCAGCAAGTGGGGGTATGTTCCCAAGCCACTCCGCCTCAGCTGCTTCCATGACCTGGCTTAGCTGCGTTTTCCAATGCTCTTCCTTCCCTTCTCGCACGAGGAGTAGGCATTCGTCATGTACTACAGCCGCCAGTCGTACCTCGTCTTCCCCCGCCTCAAACAGGTGGGGCCACAACTGCCCAAGTGCTCGCTTAAGAATTGCCGCACCAGCGCCCTGCACCGGAGTATTGCAGCGCGTCGTAAGGCGGTTCATGTCCCCCATCAAATACCGCCGCATGTTGCTGTGCGGCACACGAACCTCTGCCCACTTATTCGTGCGCGACTGAAACGCCTGCTTTGCACTTTCCTCCTGCCATTCCGCGATGCCCGCATAAGTTGAGCGAAAGGTGTTGCGGATTATGTCTGCCTCGTCCGTGGTCATGGTTATGCCCATGGAACCGGCGTATTCGCGAAGGCCATTAGCTCCCGACCCAAAAAGCAAACCAAAATTTGCCGACTTGGCCACCTGTCTACGTTTCTTCAATTCCGCTTCG